CTCTTGCCCAGTTTGTTGGCGAAAACTGGGCGGGGTTTATCGTAGCGGCCTGCATCGCCGTGTGTGCTCTGGCGCAGACGCTTATGGCCCCGCCGACTGAATCCAGTTCCGCCATCTACAAGATCATCTACGCCGTGACCGCGAAATTCGGCGGGAACTTCGGAAAGGCCAAAAACGCCGTTCCGGACGGCAAAACGGGGAAATGATGTGGAGAGGTTCGCCGCCATCTTCGCGTTGCTTGCTGAGGTTTGGGCATGGGCAAAGGCGGAACTGGCGGCACGCCGGAAGGCTCTTTTCCGTGCTCGCGTTGCTGACGATCCTGTCGGCGTGCTCATCGGTCAACTGGGAAGAAAGGACAGTCCCGACGCGGCCCGTACTGTCGAGCATGACGCGGGCGACGCTCAACGGGGTGAAGGGCGTGTGGATGGATGAACGCGACGCCGGGGCGCTGGCGTTGTGGCTCGAAGAGGTAAGCCCGTGAAGCTGGAACAACTTCTGGAAGTGTTCGGACAATATGTCTGGCCCTTGCTTGTTGGGGCGTTCCTCTATTTGCATCGCATGGGCCGCAGGAACGAACGGGACATAGCCGCCTTCAAGGTTCACGTAGCCGAGAACTACAACAACAAGAAAGAACTGGGAAAGCTCTTTAACGATCTGCGGCAGCATTTCGACACGCGGATCGAGGACGTAAAGCAACTGATCATCAAAAGGGGACAATGATGCAGAAGACCATCACGCTTACCGCCAACAAAGCCGAACTGACCTTTGAAGTCACGACTGACAAATACAACAAGTATATCAATGAACTGAGCCTTTCCAACAAGATCGCCCCGGCGCACAACTTTCTGATGCGGTGTGTGGTTGAAGACAGCAGGCCCGCCCTCAAGGAACTTCTGGAACAGCCGGGTTTTGCGGTTCAGATCGCGTCGTTCGTTGTTGAGGAGTTCCAGCCTGACCTGGCGCTGGCGCTGGGAAAGTAGAGCGGCGGGCGGCGGAACTCAAAAGCAACGACTTGGGGCAGCTTATGGCCCTGTGTCATCGCTGGTTCCCCGGTCGCCAAGAGGACGAGGACTGCATGGCTGAGGCGCTTTTCCTTGAACTCGACTACTGGGAAAAGATGGGGTTTGCCGTGGCGAACGGCATTGCAAGGGCATTCGGGAGAACCTGATGGGGAAGCTGGAAAAGCTCATGTTCAGCATTGGCGTCCGTGACGAGGCGTCCGGGCCTGTTGGGAAGCTCCAGAAAGTTCTCAACTCGACCCAGAAACAGGCCGGAGCCGCTTTCGGGAAGATCGGCGGCGGGGCGCTTGCCGTCGCTGGTGCCGGGCTTGCCGTGGAGACGCTGGTGTCCCCGGCTCTGGAAATGAACCGGGCGCTGGCGGAGGTTTCCTCGCTCGATGTCGACACCAAGGGATTACGGATACTGGACGCCACGGCGAAACGCTACGCCATGAGTTATGGGGGCACAGCAAAGGAGTTCGTTGACGCCTCCTATGCCATTCAGTCCGGCATTGCCGGGCTGACCGGCGAGGAACTCTCGTCCTTTACCTATGCTTCGGCGGTCATGGCAAAGGCGACGAAGGCCGACGCCTCGACCATGACCGCCTACACCGGCACCATGTACGGCATTTTTCAGAAGCAGGCGGAAGCGCAGGGCAAGGCCGCATGGATTGAGGACATGGCGGGCAAGACGGCGCACGCCATCAAGGTGTTCAAGACAAGCGGCTATGAAATGAGTTCGGCGTTTACATCCCTCGGCGCGAACGCTACCAGCGCGGGGATCAGCCTTGACGAACAGATGGCGATCCTCGGCAAGCTGCAAGCGACCATGTCCGGCTCGGAAGCGGGGACGAAGTACAAGGCGTTCCTTATGGGCGTTGGCAACGCGCAGAAAGAGCTGGGGATGAAGTTTGTGGACTCGCAGGGAAAGATGCTTCCTGTCCTGCAAATCCTCGAAAAGCTCAAGAAAAAGTACGGGGCGCTTGATAAGGTCGTGGATTCCGATCTGATCAAAAAAGCGTTCGGTTCCGATGAAGCCGTGGGGATGCTCAAGCTGCTCATTCAGGACACGGCGGGGC